AAGAAGTGCCGTGGGAATCTCCAATGGCTACCACACTGAATGAAGATATGTTTACACACATCAAAGCTCAAGCTCGATCTACTACTGTATATCTAGCAGAAGAACGTGGGTCGTGTCCTGACATTGAAGGTGTTCGTAACTCACACTTGTTAGCTATTGCTCCTAATGCCAACAGTTCGATACTAGCGGGTTGTTCACCTTCGATTGAGCCTTGGAAATCTAATGCGTATACACACCGTACTCGCGTAGGTTCTCACCTTGTTAAGAACCTGTACTTAGACAAGGTAATCAAAGCACACAACCCAGACATCGAATGGGTGGAGGCGCAGTGGAAGTCGATCATTCTAAATGAAGGATCTGTGCAGCATTTAAATTGGCTTAACGATTGGCATAAAGATGTTTACAAGACCGCTTTTGAGTTGGATCAGCGGTGGGTTGTAGATCACGCAGCCGCTCGTCAGCCATTCATCTGCCAAGGTCAGTCGGTCAACTTGTTTTTCCCTGCGGGGACAGACAAATCATATGTCAACGAAGTCCACTTACGGGCGTTTAACAAAAAACTTAAAGGTCTTTACTATCTCCGCACCAGTGCTGGCGCTAAAGCCGACAATGTTTCTGTAAAAGCTACCAGAGTGGCTTTAAAAGATTACGCAGATGATGATGAATGCCTATCATGCCAAGGATAAATAATGAGTCTGTTAGAAACTAGTACAGCGTACAAGCCCTTCCAATACCCTAGCCTAGTCAACCGTGCAATCGAACACGACAAGATCCACTGGGGTGAATGGGAAGCCTCCTTAATGGAGGACGTTAACCAGTGGAAGTCAGGGAAGATTAGCGCACCAGAGAAGGAGTTTATCCAGCAAATCCTTCGCTTGTTCACTCAGTCTGATGTGGTTGTTGGAGGATCATACGTTGAAGTGTTTCTCCCTAACATTAAAAACAACGAAGCCCGAATGATGATGATGTCTTTTGCTCAGCGAGAGTCTATTCATATGAGGTCTTACGCCTTCTTAAATGACACGCTTGGATTCCCAGAGTCTGAATACTCAGCCTTTCTTGAGTATGAGGAAATGTCAGATAAGCTTGAGTTCATGCAGGACTTCGATGTGTCCACCAAGGCTGGCCTTGCTAGAGCATTAGCACAAACTGTGTGCAACGAGGGCATGAGTTTGTTCTCAGCATTCGTAATGCTATTGAACTTTCAGCGTGTCGGAAAAATGAAAGGAATGTGTGAAATCGTAGAGTGGTCTATCCGCGATGAAACCATGCATGTAGACGGAATGACTGAGTTGTTTCGTATCTACCTCAAAGAAAATCCAGAGGTCGTTAATGACGAGTTTAAATTATCTGTATACGAAATGTACCGAACTGCTGTCGCGCTTGAAGATAAAGTTATTGATCTGGCGTTTGACATGGGAAGTGTCGAAGGTATCACGGCTAGTGAAGTCAAGGACTACATCCGATACATCGCAGACAGAAGACTAACTAACCTAGGGTTAAAGCCTAACTGGGACATAGCGGAGAACCCTCTGCCTTGGCTTGATTGGGTGCTGAGTGGCGACTCCTTTAAGAATTTCTTTGAAGGTCGTGTGACTGATTATAGTGCTGATGGAATGACGGGTGATACATGGGGATGGTAATGCGAAAGGTAAGGAAGAACAAACGTAAGCCCAATCGGGATGTGCAGGATAAGTTCCTAGACGACAAGCGTCATGCTGTGCCGCCCCTACGGCCTCAGACTGACACGCAAGCCGACTATATTGCAGCATTGATGTGCAACGATCAGGTCGTGGTGCTTGGCCCTGCGGGTACGGGTAAAACATTTATTGCGTCTACTGTGGCGGCAGACTTATACAGGCTAGGACAGATCGATAAGATCGTCCTAACCCGTCCCAACGTCACTGGGTCTAAGTCGTTAGGATTTTTTCCAGGCACTATGGAAGAGAAGATAGCCCCGTGGGTTGTCCCGTTCACCGATGTCATTCGTAAGCGAATGGGTGGTGGTCAGTATGACATCGCCATGAAACATAAAGCTATTGAGATAATTCCGTTTGAAGTCATGCGTGGTCGGACTTTCGACAACGCCTTCATCATTCTTGACGAGGCGCAGAACACCACGCCCGAAGAAATGAAGATGTTTCTAAGTCGTGTGGGTAGAGACTGCACTGTCGTGGTGAATGGTGATGTTAGACAGCGGGACATTAAGGTTACCTCTGGACTAGAGACAGTAATTCGATTGGTTAAAACCCAAGGATTGCCTGTGTCATTAATTGAGTTTGGTATGGAAGACATAGTCCGAAGCGGGGCGTGTGCAATGTGGATTAAAGCATTTGATAAGGGGGGATTATAAATGGCTATTAAATATAAGTTTGGTTCAGTCGAACACAAGAAGTCTATGATTGCCAACGCGAAGTACAGATCGCGTGGCGCTGGCATACCTTTTAACTTAGATGTTACAGATCTAAACATCCCTGAGTGCTGTCCTGTGCTAGGTATATCCCTGAGTGCTGGAAACAATCAAGGTGGTGGGGCGTCCAGTGCTACTTTAGATCGTCTTGATCCATCTATAGGTTACACACCTGACAACACGGCTGTTATCTCAATGAGGGCAAACAGGATGAAGTCAGACTGTACGCCAGCAGAGATCATGCAGGTTGCTCTGTGGACTCAACGTAAGCTAGGAAGATTGGAGGCACTCAATGGCACATTATGATTGTACTAAATGTGGTCACCCAATGGGGCTTAACCCAAGCCACTGTGACGTTTGTATCTATAACGCTAATGAAACCTTGCTGCCTGACCCGACCATAACTGAGGAACACACAGGGGGCAGTGCTGGCTACTACCGTGTAGCCGTCAGAAACCCCACCACAATACCCACCTCCTATAAAGCTGAATGCAATGACATTATCGAATCTTTAGAAATGACATTTGCAGAGGGCAATGTGTTCAAGGCCATATGGCGTTCAGCCGCTGCCCGTCAAGGTAAGGAGAAGAAGGGCAACAACTCTGTGTATGACGCAGAGAAGATGGTGTTTTTCTCAGAGCGTATCTTATCAGCAAGCAAGGAGGACTGATTCATGAGTGAAGAAGAGAAGATCGTAAGTAAAGCAAACTCTGAAGCTTATACCAACAACTGGGAAAGGCTGTTTGGTAATCCAATACCCATAGGTCAGAAGAAAGTTAAAGATCGTGTGGATCTCGGACTGTCGCCTAGTACTGTGGTAGAGGATTATGTTGAAGAATCGCTTGAACTGATCCACCCGCTTAACAGGAAATAAAAATCCTGGACCTAAGTGTTGGTAAAGTTTTAAAACCCTTATACCCCTTGTCTTGGGTAGCATTAACTTTACGCACTATCGGAGATTCCCCTCTCTGATAGTGTACTTTTATTCCCATTGTCGGCGCTCATGCCAGAGGTATCAAAATGAGTAACGAAATAGAAGAGCAAACTCTTCCAGAATTTCCCGAATCTTCCCGCGAACTTTTAGTTCTACTTCACAAGCATTACCCTGCCAAGTGTATTGCGTACAACGAATCAGAAATATCAGCACACCGCTATGCGGGGATGCGGGAACTGATCGATGAACTAATGGTATGGCAGGAGGAAGCTGATGAATCGTCAGATACGCCAGTGCATTAAAGAAGACTTTCCGTCTATGCTTTCGTTAGCACACCTAATGCACCAAGAGAGTCCCGTGTATAGGGAACTTCCTTTGGATGAAAACAAGCTACTAGAGCTCGCACACTTATCACTAGATCATCCTGACTTAGCATCGCTATTTGTATCCACAACGGATGGGCAAATAACTGGAATGCTAGGCGCGGTAGCTGTAACCGAATACTTTGGCCCTACAATTTCTACCTGTGATCTATTTCTTTATGTTCACCCCGAACAACGAGGATCATCCGCTGCTCTACGACTACTTAAAAAGTACGACAAGTGGGCGGTAGAACTAGGAGCAACCCGCATTAACCTAGGCTTAACTACAGGTTTGTTTATTAAAGAAACAGGCAGGTTATATGAGGCGGCGGGATTTAAACACTCAGGTCATTTCTACACAAGGATAAATCCCCATGGGCATTTTAAAACATAATCGTAATACCGAAGTTAAAACACCCGCAGTTACTGAAGTTAAAAAGGCTGTTAAGAAAACTAAAAAAGAAGGAGAGAAGTAATGTGCAATTTATTTTCTTCCCCTTCGCCACCTCCTGCCCCTGCACCTGTAGTCGCTGCACCTGTCAAAAAGACACCCGCGCAAGTAAAGGCTAAAGAGCAAAAGGAAGTTACTAAAGCTGCTGTAAAAAGCAACGAAGAACAATCTAAGAAGAAAGGTCGTAAGTCTTTCCGCATCCAACTTGGAGGCTACTCTAGTAACCCTAAGAATGGCAGCGGCAGCGGCCTAAGTCTATAGAGGTAGGGTATGACTGATACAACCCAAGGCCGATACGAACAGTTAAAGAGTAGGCGTGAGCCTTTCCTTACTCGCGCACGGGAGTGTTCAGCAATAACCATCCCTGCATTACTACCGCCCCAAGGACACAACTCACACACCGTCTTACCAGCCCCCTATCAAGGGCTTGGTGCTAGGGCCGTAGTTAGTTTAGCTAGTAGATTAATGATTGCTATGTACCCACCGGGCATGAGTTCGTTCCGTCTTCAAATACCGTCTGAAATATTGATGCAGCAAGGCGAGATGGAAACTGATCAGGAAACCGAGCGTGGTTTAGCTCTATCTGAGAAGGCAATCAGTAATGAGATTGAGAGAAAACAGTGGCGTCAACCTACGCACCTAACTCTCCAGTATCTTATAACCACAGGCAACGCGTTAGAACAGGTTCTCCCTGATAACCGTATGCGGGTATTTCGATTAGACCAGTATGTGGTTGTGAGGGACATGACAGGTGATGTGACAGAGATAATCATTGAAGAATATTTCTCCCCCAACAACCTACCCGCATCTGTACGTTCAATGCTTAAAGCTGAAGATGCCCCGACTCAACGTGTGCCTATCTACACCTCTTGTAAATATAACAAGGAAGGTAAGTATGATGTGCATCAAGAAGTCAGTGGCAGTAAGGTTCCTAATAGCGTAGGAACATATGATGTGTGTCCGTTCAACGCGCTACGGTGGACTTCTGTTATTGGAGAAGACTATGGTCGTGGCAAATGCGAAGAGCATTTAGGTGATCTCATGGCTGTGGACGGCTTGTCTAAGTCAATGTTAGATGGGGCTGCATTAGCCTCACGCCACATTATGATGATACGCCCTAACGCTGCTGGTGGTCTTAACCTACGCAGACGATTGTCTAAGGCTGATAATGGTGAGTATGTAGTTGGTAACCCAGAAGACTTGGGAATGTTAGCTTATCAAAATGCGCCTGGTTTACAGGTAGCAAAAGCAGAACTAGACGAGAAGAAGCGTGAGATAGCTGCGGCATTCTTGATGAACTCAAGCGTCCAGCGTGAAGGTGAGCGTGTTACAGCGTATGAACTGAAGATGATGGCAGAAGAGTTAGAGGGTTCCCTAGGTGGAGCGTTCTCAATGCTATCTCGTGACATGCAGTCTGCCCGTCTTAACCGCTTAATCACTCAGATGCAAGCGCAGGGTAAGTTACCCCCATGGCCCGAAGGCGTTGTTGAGCCTACTGTTCTAACTGGTCTAGAAAGTTTAGGCCGTGAGCAAGATGTTCAACGCGTAGGTTCGGCACTTCAATTCTTACAGGGCTTACCTCCAGAAATCCTCGACTATGTTCGATGGGAGAAGCTTCTTGGTAAGGCGTTTAATGGTTTATCTCTAGAAGATGCTGTTAACACCGAAGATGAAGTGGCACAGAAGCGTCAGCAACGACAAGTAGAGTCAGGGTTAGGATCAGCAGCGGAAGCTGGTGGTGCAGCTATGGCACAACAAGCAGTAGAACAAGGGATGTAATGTCCCCTACAGGATACTAAATGACAGAACAAGCTACACAACCAGAGAATGGCTCAGATGAATATAACCAGCAAAAAGCTGCCCAATTCAACGCGGGCCATGGGACACCATCAAGTGAGAATATAGACTCAGCCCCCATCCCTCTCAAACCAGAGAACGGACAGGACAAATTCTATAATGCTGAAACTGGTGAGTACAACTGGCAAGCACACGCTGCTGAGTTGGAGTACCGTATGAAAGGGGATACACCCGATACGGCAACGGAAGGCGAGGAAAGCACAGAGGCCGCACCAGAAGCGGAGACCGATAACGCAGCCCTCAATATAGTCAGCAACGCTGGCCTTGACGTTGACTCATTAATTCAGCAAATTCAACAAGAAGGTAACCTGAGTGACGAGGCTAAAAATGCTCTCATAGCCACAGGTGTTGATGCAAGTCTAATCGACTCTTATGTTGATAACCTAAAGTTCCGAATGGACGCTGAGTCCAAGGCTGCCCTTGAATATGTGGGCGGTGAGGAAGAGTGGGGAAAGATAAATGCATGGGCTGAAAACAACCTTAGTGTTGAAGATAAAGCAGCGTACAACGATACGTTGAATGGAGAGAATTGGAAAATGGCTGCTGATGCAATTAAATCCCGCATGGGACAAAACGCAGAGCCTAACTTAATGTTAGGCAACGAGTTAGGTAATACCGCTTCGGGTTACCGTAGTCGAGCGGAAATGAAGAAAGACATGTCAAACCCAGAGTACAAGTCTAATCCTACATTCCGTCAATCTGTCATCGATAAGATGTCAGTCTCCACATATGACCTAGACCAATCCTAGGATCATACCGCCCCCTTCGGGGGGCAACCATTCTAGGGTAGCGCCAAGCCAGCGATACCTCCGATAAGGTCGCACATCCCCAACCCTGACATGACTAGGCTAGTTACTGTGGGTTATTCCGTGCGCTCTTTAGAAGTACCCTTGCACTGACCTGTTACGACAGACAATCTTTGTAACGCTACAACTTAAAGAATAAGACATTTTTACATTTATTTATTACAGGGCATTATCATGGCTATTTCTAGCATTACATCAAACCCCTCCAGATTTGGTAAGGGACAAACAACAGGGCCAGTTGACAATCGTGGCTTATTTTTAGACGTTTTCGGTGGTGAAGTATTAACCGCATTCGATCTTGCAACAGTAACTCTTGACAAACACAACGTAAAAACCGTTGGTGGTGGTCAGCGTTCATTCCGTTTCCCAAAGACTTGGAAAGCATCAGCCGAGTACCATGTACCCGGAACAGAAATGATGGGTAACGACATTGAGACAGGTGAGATCTCTATCACCATCGATGACATCTTAGTATCTCACACTGCTGTATCGGACATTGACACTATGTTGTCACACTTCGATGTACGCTCTGAGTACTCTGCCCAGATGGGCCGTGCATTAGCGCGTGTATTCGACAAGAACGTATTCCGTCAGATTATTAAGGCTGCTCGTACTGCGGCTGATGGCCCATTCCCTGGCGGTGACACTATCACTGGTTTGGGTAATTCATCTACTGGAGCCAACTGGATCGATGCAATTCGTCTAGCCAACTTAAAGTTCTTTAACTTGTCAATCCCAGAAGAACAGACCCGTTATATGTCTGTAAGTGCTGAGACATTTAACAAGATCAAGTTTGCTAAAGATGCTAACGGTCAGTTCTTAGTGTTAGACCAAGACCTTCGCCACAGCGGCGCTGGTGGTATTGAAGGTCGTGCAGATACTCTTACTATTGATGGTGTTCAGATTGTTAAGTCTTTGAACATGCCTAATACAGACGAAACGTCTGCTGCTGGTGTGTACTCAAAGTACCGCGCAAACTACGCTACTACTGTTGGTTGTATCTGGACAGCGGATGCTGTTGCGACTGTTAAGTTGATGGACATCGGCTTTGAATCAGAGCGTGACACTCGTCGTTTGGAAGACTTCTTAGTTGCTAAGATGTTGACAGGCAGCGGTACATTGCGCCCTGAGTGCGCTATCGAATTAACTTCGTAAGTCATTCCCCAGTTCTTTAATTAGAACTACAAGCCTCACCTTATGGTGGGGCTTTTTTTCATCTATGAGGTTCTTATGTTAACCAAACTCGATGCCGTCAATCAGATCCTTGAGTCCATTGGCGAAGATCCAGTATCATCATTATCTTCTGGTCTGCCCGATGCAGAGTCAGCAGAACGAATTCTAGACAGGGTATCACGCGAAATACAAGCCAAAGGCTGGCTGTGTAATTTAGAGCGTAGTTACCTTTTAAGTTTAACAGCCGATAAAACAATTCCCTTGTCAGATGCTGTTCTCCGAATTGACACGGTAGACACTGACAAGCAAATAAACGTGTCTGTTAGAAAATACCTAAATCAATTTCATCTATACGATGTAGACAAGCACAAATTTACCTTTGATAAAGCCCTTACTGTAGACATAGTTTGGGAACGTGACATAAGCGATTTAACTCTTGAACTTCAGCTTTACATAACAGCTAAAGCAGCCAGAAGATTCCAAGAATCGGAACTAGGCTCTATAGCTGCTGATCAATTTGCTGTTCGCGCAGAGGAAGAAGCCTATGCAGCATTAATGGACGCAGAAGCAGAGGCTGATGATTCTAATGCTCTGACTGACAGTCCTTATTGTCGTTATGTAGTAGGCCGAAACCATTCACTTTACGGGAGATAATCATGGGTAAACTGGTCGAACAAACCCTCCGTACCATGTACCAAGGCGTAAGTCGTCAACCAAGTACTGTAAGACTGCCCGGTCAGGTAGAAGATGCTGAGAATGTTATGTTCTCTGTTGTCTCAGGTGGGTTCAGCAAAAGACCGGGTACTCAATTTTTCGCTGAAACATTATTAACATATAGCGACCATGCTTTTTATAGCTATGAGCGCGACTCTAATGAAAAGTATTTAGTAGTCATTGGATACAATGGCGTGTCAAACCCAACTAGTAGTTCTGCACAGGCTACAATAAAGGTCTATGGTTCTACAGGTACTGTTCATACAGTGACAGCAGGTTCAACAGCATTAAATTATTTAGCTACACCAAACCCTTCTCAGGACTTATCTTTCGCAACCGTTGGCGACACAACCTTTATAGCTAATCGATTAAAAACTGTAGCTATATATAGTTCTGGGGCTTTTCAGCATGACACGATGCCTCACCAGCTAATTAGAAATGCAGACGGTACGTTCACTTTTCAAATGTACACAAGTTGGACACAGCGTCCCAACACTGGAGCAACAGGAGCAGCGGCAGAAGCTATTATTCCTTCTCCAGATTTCGTGGGCAACCAAATATCTGACTTAACTTTTCATCGTGATCGTCTAGCTATTGCGGCTGATGAAACTGTTTACTTTTCCGCAGCAGGAGACTATGTAAACTTCTGGCCTAAAACTGTCGGTCAGGTAATTGATTCTGACCCATTTGGTAGGACAGCCTCAACTTCATCTGTTAACCGAATACGGGCTATTGTTCCGTTTCGCAAGGCTCTGTTTTGTTCTTCGGATAATGCACAGTTTGAGTTAACTAGTAATGAAGCCCTCACTCCAACAACGGCTCAAATTGATGTTGCGACTAAGTATACATCTGAGCATTTGTGCCGACCTTTAGGATTTAGAGATGAACTTTATTTTGCTAGTAAGAGCGGAAGTAGTGCTGTTTTGTTTGAATATTACTACAGTGACACTTCGGTTGGACACACGGCTAACGATGTTCTTATTCACGCTTCTGGTTACATACCCGCACCTATAACTCATTTAGTTAGTGACACTGTGACGGGAACAATAATGGCCCTTAGTGGGACAGATCGTTCCTCTATATACGTTTACAAAACCTTTTGGAATGGCGAAGAAAAAGCACAATCATCTTGGAGTAAGTGGTCTTTTGGTACAGGAACTATAATCCAAAACTTCACTAACTTAGATGGTCACATATACATAGCCCTCACAAGAGGCGGGTCGCTAATTGTAGAGAAGGTCTCTTTAAATGAAAATGAGAAACCTGCTCAGTTTAAGTACCCAGTAAGGCTTGACGCATTGCAGTACATAGTAGGTACTTATGATTCATCGACACAAGTAACAACTTTTGTCAGTGAGTATCCTTTAGACTTTACAAAGATGACTGCCGTCACGACTACGGAAAACGCACCCGCTGGATCTAAGGGTATTGTTATTAATCCTCTTACTGTTACACCTAGCTTTAATGCTGGTAACGGATTCTTCAAAGGTAAGTTTACGTTAGCTGGGGACAAGTCAGGAGTACCAGTATACTTAGGAATAAACTACCTAATGTCTGTTGAGTTATCTAAGCAATACCTTAGAGAAGGGCAGGATAATGCAACAGTAACTACAGGAAGGCTTCAGCTTAAACGTATCTACTTTGACTATAAAGACTCAGCGTTTTTACAGGCCATAGTAACCCCACATTTGCGTCCTCCTAAAACTTATACGTTCAATGGATCTACTGTTGGCGGTTCTATACAAGCATCGCCTGATCTACTAAATGGTGTGTTTGATGCACCTATAAGATCTGATGGAACAACAGTAAAAATTCAACTAATTAACCCCTCGTACCTACCATGCACAGTTACAAGCGCACGGTGGATAGGGTTCTTCAACGAAATGACAAGGCAGGAGTAATTATGTGCGTCACAGCAATTGTCGCTTCAGCGGTAGCTGGGGTAGCAGCCGCTTCCCAACAGGCAAAGGTGGCTAAACAATCTACTGAACGTGCCTATGAAGCGGAAGCAGGTAACTTTGCATTAGTGCAGAAGGAAAACACTAGGTTACAACGTGAATCTAATGAGCTTTATGACACTGAGGTATCAGACCGTGTTCGCCTAGCTAACAGAGAGTTAGGCACATTGTCTGTAATGCTAGGTGAAATGGGTGCGTCTACTTCTTCCGCAACGGCACTACGAATTGATCAGTCCTATACATCAGGAATGGATGTAAACCGTATAGAGCAGAGCAGGGATAATCAAAATGAAGCCCTGCAAGCCGCTAAAAGAGCAGGTCAGCAAGGTTATCTAAATCAAACAACACTGGCTTATAGTCAAGGTGCTGCTGCAGTGGCTAACGCCAATGCAAACGCTATCGGATCTATAACAAACGCTGGTTCTTCTTATAGTAACTACAAGACCAACAAGCGAGATTATCAACTTAGACTTAAAGGTTATCAAAGAACCTAACAAGGAGGCTGTAGATGCCCGAATTATCAAACGCTGGTTCTGGTTCACGCACTAGCCGATCTGGACGTAGCAGTAATAAGCTACAAACTAGTGCGGGTGCTACAACTAAAGTACAGATACAAAAACAAGAACTGCCTCTCCAAGATAGCCGCGCTATCATGAGCGCAGGGGTTGCCCAATCAAATGCCATAGGTAATATGGGAAAGGCAATGAGTGGCTTTTTTAATGCCATAGTGGACGCTGATTCTAACCTACTGCAAGTAGAACGTGCTGAGAATCTAAGGGTTGCTAGTGAGGCTCAGCGTGAGCGTAGGGCTGTAGAGGCTGAGGAAAAGGCAGAAGCTAAATTCCAAGAGCGTAAAGAATTAAGAACGGCTGAGCAAGAAGCCGCTGCACTTCAAGCTGCTGTAAATATAGGTGTTCTTAACAAATCAGTTACTGAATTAACACTAGGATTTGAGCAAAACATTCTTGCCATTCATGATGTTTCAGATGGTTCTAGCCTAGCCAAGAAAGCCGATGAACATTTTATGGCTAACTTTGGTGAAGGAACAAACGATGAACTATTAGATCAGCAAATTAAAAACGCATACGAAGCTAAAATTCTTCCTTATATATCTGCAGCTTCTGAGGATCGTAAGTCACGCCTACAGTCTCAGTTAGTAACGGATATGTCGTCTGACCTTATTAACCGTGGTACGCCAATAGATGCAAGCACCTTCGCTGGTGACTTTGATCGTCTAAAAGGTATAAACCCAACCATGCGGGACTCTGAAATATCAGCCACTATACTTGGAATGTATAAAGAGTCAGCCCATGCAAATGGAAAGTTTAAGCAATTCGCCAGATTTATATCTGAAGCCAAGGTCATAAAAGTTGGTGATGAATATAAAACTTTTGCTGATCAATACGCTTTTGCGTCTGCAGAAATGTTGCAAAAAGGTTTGGAAGAATTCCAGGCCCAACGAACTATAGAGTCTATTGAGTCTTCTGATTCTTTAATAAATAAAATAAATGGTTTAGGTTATAGCCTTGATAACGATGCCGAGTTAGCTGATTTAGTTCAAGAACAGATACAGTTTACTAATCGTTTTGGTGACGAGAAAAGTACCAATAAAATCATTAATGCTCTTAGTGATAAAACTAAAGCACTTGGCATTCTTAAAGCCGAAGACGAAAGATGGTTTGCTTTATCTATGGGTAATTTGTCGTCTGTAAAGACAACTGATTACAATCAAAAACAGTTAAACAAGTTACTTAGTGTACCTGCTACAAACTTTCTTAATCCTCAACTATCAGATCAAGAGTTTGCACAAGCTTCTACTGCTGTTACAGGTATTATTAATAACCAGAATAAGCAAATGGGGTCTATATCACCAAAGGTTAAAGCCGCAATTAGCGGAATGCTAACTAGTAAAAACCCTGTAATGATGAAAAGAGGTTCCGACCTTCTGAGGAAGATGGATGAAACCGATAGCACAATGTCTGACACAATTTTATCAGATAATGAAAATGCTATAGCTATGTTTGCCGCTATTAAAGAAGATCGAATTAATTTTGATTTAATTGAGAGTGAGTCTGACCTAGCCGAAGCTTTGGTAGACAACGAAGCTAATATAGCAGTGGCGGCAAAAACTGCTCAGCACTATGAAGATGAAACTGGGGCTACGGTTTCAAGTGATACTGATGTATTTAAAGCTATAATGGCTGATGGTTCTTTTATGGGAGTCACAGACGACAATGACTTTAGGGAATCTATTGCTGACTATTTAAATGTGAGCGGATTGGATGAACATAATCTTCACATTTCTCCCATAGGCCCGGTTGCTAAGCGGTTCATGGCTACTCACAGAGCCTTATCACTTGCCCATCAAGTAACAGGAGTGGGATCTTCTGACCCTGATGAAATAGCCAAATCTGTTTGGAAAACGATGATGCCTAACCTAGGCTATGAACGAACAGGTGATGGTCAATATACTTTAGTTATGAAAGGTACGCAGTATCAGGTTCCTGAGTCTAATGAGCCTTTAGGTGTTGGATCTCAAATGCCAGATCAAAACAATATAGTGAACCCTTTAAATCCTACTGAGACGGTTAACCCCTCTGACGCTATGGATAAAGCGGTAAATCTTATATCTAAAATGCCTGTTATAGCTAATAGTTCTGGTGGTGCTGGGTTTAGGCCCCGTAACGATAAATCAGGTACATTTGTTGTTACCAAAAACAATGATGATACAGGCCAGCCAGAGGATATTATCTTAGGTTTAAATGAAGATTATGACTTAGGTTCGGAACCTTCTATTTCTAAACCCGTAGGAGTTGGTCGTGGTGGACTAGGCAAACAACAAGTTGCTAAGAACGTCACAATTAATCTTACTGGGGATATTGTAGTTGATACAAATACTTTAAAAGGTATTCAAAAAGACCTACCTCCCTCTTTTCACTTAATAGCTATGTACCCTAATGGCACTAAACCTGCTGACAAGGCTAGTGGAGAGGCAAAAGCTACAGGGTATAAGATTGGTGTGTATCCACACTTAATTGCTGACGATGTTCCTAATAATATCTACACAGACAAAGAAATAAGTGAAATGTCTCAGGGTGGTCACATTGATCCTCGTCCTGTTCGTAATCCTAATCGTAAATTTAATAATGGCGCAAGCCCTGCCACCTACTTCCAAGGTAGTTCGGTTAACTCACAAAGTGACGCTAAGCAAACCACACTTTTGCAAGAAGGGGTTATTAACAAACTAAAAGTAGACGGCAAGATTAGTCCATTAATAGGGCTAACCAAACCACTACAAGCTGGATTTGTACCAGATTCAATTGATACTAATAAGTTATTTGAAACTGCCGAAAACATATCCTGGTTTATTCAAGATGCATACAAAGGAATAAAAGAACATATGGGTACTACATCAGATCCCGAATACACAGAACAAAGGTTTGAGATGATTGCCGAGGCAGAAGCTTGGAGGTCAGAATCATACTGGGATGGTGTTAAGAGCGCACCTAATGGTAAGGGTTATCGAACTGTTGGTTATGGTTACAACATGGATTCAGTAGGTCATAAAGACTTATTCATGAAGACACTGCAAGTTGGTTCTGATTACTTTGATTCTGTTCACGCTGGTGACATTGAAATTACCGAGGCTCAAGGCCGTAAGTTATTTGATGCTGCCGTAGGCGAGGCTGAATCTGTAATTGATAACCGTTTAAAAGGTGTAGATCTTAACCACCAACAACGGCTTGCTTTAGTATCTATGGCATACAACTCGCCTAAGTTAATAGGTGAAAAATTAGTTGGTTACTTAAAGGCTGGCTTAATGGAAGAAGCAGTAAATGAGATCTTATTTAAATCTAACAGAACTCGTATGCTTGGCTTATATAACCGTAGGTATGAAGAAGCACTAACATTTGTTGGCGCTAACCGAGAGCATGGTATGCCCTCTTACCTTGCCTACATGGCTACTGTGTTACCTGCTAAGTTTGCTGCTAAATATGCTGCCTCACAGGAAGCTATAGACAAGTCAAAGGCAAAAGTTTAACAAAGGTGATTTATGGACTTAATTCGTTCATCAACAACGGCAGAAGAGGATACGTTTAATCGTGTCCAAGCTGTCGATATGGAAGTGTCCTCGTTTAGTCCTAAGCCCAATGTTATGGCTATGGGAAACGAAGGTCCCGGAGTTTTAGAAACAGCCGTATCATTTTATCAGCAAGAAACTTTGTTTGGTGGAATGTATATGGCGTCTAAAGAACTAGGTCAAGGTTCAAAAGATCTTGACTTTAATGTCTTTAGACACTACCAAGACAACAAAGAAGACCTAACGGACATAGATGTTTTTATTAGACAGGGAATGTTTGACAGCGTAGATAACCTTGATCACTTTAACGCCAGAGCAAGTCGTTTTCGTTCTGAGATAAGGAACAGGAATAACATGATTAATGGCAACGGCTACGGCCTGATGCTTGGTATGGGCTTGTCCCTACTAGATGTTATGACGCTTATACCTGTTGTTGGCCAAGCTAAGAAAGGTAAAGCCCTAGCTTCGGCAGCTAACTATGCAATGAAAGGTGGTGCTGTAGTTGCGGCACAAGAAGTTGCCTTACACAACATGCAAGAGTTTAGAACTATGGACGAGTCAGTACTTAACGTATTGGCAGGTTCTGTTCTACTAGGTGCGGTAGGTGGATACAAAGGCAGAAAGGTAGTCGATAAGCTAAAGCGTGGGGCAGATGATGCTGTAAGAGCAGAAACTACGCCACCACTTGGCTCTTTAAATGATCCTGATTTCATAGGCCCCTTACCATTACTGGCAGACGATATAGAACTAGGCGGTGGTCGTATAGGTGACGACACAGCGGGCGCTCAGAGAGTTGCAGACAGCACCGAATCCGTTATGGATGGTAATAGAGGTGTTGTAGCAAAAGCCCTTAATAAGACTGTAGGCTGGATTGATAAAGTTACTCCTATTGGTCGTTCTTTTAACTGGACTGCTAAGACCGCGCGTAATGTTACTCAACGTCTTATGGACACAGGAGGCAGGATTAACAAGGCTGCGGCTGAAGGTCAGGTTACACTAAATGCTGAGACAGTTAAGAACGCCATAAAGACTGAATACGACACTCTTCTTTTACAGGGTGAGAATACAGTCATTAACTTAAACCAGGCAATGACAGGTAAGGGGCGTATAGCACAACAGTTAGCTTCAGATGGGACGCGTATAGTTAACTGGGGACAAAGCGCAACAGGGCAAGCAGAGAACTTTGATATGGGCTTATTAAAGCCTTCTGAGTTCAATGAACTTGTGGTTAGGTCTTTGCATGGTTATATGAGTCCTGATGATCTAGCTAAGTTAGAAACTCGTTGGGGCGCTGATAATACAAAGCTGATTAAAAGTGCTGTTGATGACTACGCAGGTAATATCAACCATAGCAATGGTCGTCTAGAAGACCTTATGGTAGAGCATGGTTTAATTACAGACAAGATGCGTATGGGTAACGATTACCATATGGCCCAGTTATGGGATAGTAGAATTATATCTGAAGACACTTATAAAGCTAAGGACTTCTTTATTAAGATATTACAGTCTGAACCTGCTGAAGACTTCATAGAAGAGTATGGCATGTCTATTGACGACTACGCTAAGCTAGGTCTTGAAGACGTTACGATTAAGGACTTACAAGGTCAAGAACAGATTATAACCAAAGCTGAAGGTCAGCGTTATAAAGGTGAGATCCTAGAGGATTGGTCAGGTAACCAATACGAGAAAGCCCTTGAAGAAATAGATCAAGCTGCAAAGGCTGCACTAGATGCAGAGAAGGTTGCTAGGAAATCTATGGTAGAAGCTGCTGCTATGATAAGGCAGAGTACTACTCAGATTAAAAACCTATCCGTTAAGGTTGCTAAAGATGTCGTTAGGAAAACCTACGAGCGTATTAATTTAGTTAAGGCTACAAGAAGTAAAGCACAAGCTGAGTTGGCTGAAGCACAAGCGGAGATTAGAGGCAAGTTAGAGAAGGAGTATGCTCAGCAACTGAAAGCTGTAGAGAACGGCCCGACTCAACGAGCCATTAACGCAGCCGCTACTAAACTTCGCAAGTTAATGAAGGTTAAAGGCCCGCTAGAGCAAGACCCTCAAGCAATAAAGTTAGCCCAAGAAGCGGTTGTCGAAGCTGAGATAAATCATGCTGTGGCTATAGATAACATGTGGCGTTCAATTAAAGTGAATACCCCTGCTATGGCTAAGTACAAGGAACGCGCTTTAGCCGCTAGGACTAAACTAAGAAAAGCCGAAGCTGACATTAAGAAGAAGCAAGAACGTGTATCTGATTTAGAGGTAGCAGTCTCTAAAACTGAAGACGCTATTAAGGCTACTAGGGCCTTAACAAAAGAGTCCCGTGCTGCTTACAAGGACATGAAGAGTTCATGGCGTAGGGCTAAGAAGGAAGCTAAGAAAGCTGTTCGATTAAACAGGACAGGTGGCGCAAAGAACATGAACGAGACAGTTGATGATCTAGTCGGAAACCTGCAGCAAAACAGCAAGTCACCACAAGGTGTTTTAACCGAGGCTATGTTTGAAGGTGGTCGTAGTAAGAGTCGTACTATTCGCATGACTCCTGATCAAACTAGAGAAGCACATGAATTAGGCATACTTCGGAATGACCTACACATGGTTCTCGACAAGCAATGGGAAGAAGTATCTGCCCGTATCGCTCTTCGTAAGGTCTTTGGTAATAATGTTGCATTAGACCTAAGTGACCTAAAGAAAGCTATATCTGAAGAGTATGACGCAGAGATTGCATTCCTTAGAGGTAAGAACAAAAAGCACTCTCACCTAAAGGACGAAAAAAGGGCAGCAATAAAAGATGTAGATGGGTTACTTGAAAGACTTTATGGTCGTGCAGGTATGCCTGACGATCCAGACAGTGCTTTAACTTGGGCAGCTAATAAGGCTAGGGAGTATAACTTCACACGCTTTGGCCCTGAGTTTATTGTTACATCATTTACCGATTCAGCTAACATGATACTGACTAACGGATTTGGCGTGTACGCTACTAAGTACTTTAAAGCGTCTTCCGCTATTCTCAAGGACGCCCCTGACGATGTAATCCATAAGATAGCTGTTGCTTCTGAAAGATTGCTTCATCAAGCGCGTCACTTAAAGCTGTCAGGTTCTGATAGTTTTAATCAGGGAATAGGTATTGGTGCTACAGGAACCATGAAGCAAGCTGTAACAGCTAATGTTGATCGTCTAACGGCAGGTCTTAACGAGAAGGTTAATGTAATGTCTGGTCTTGCTGCTTGGAACGTAAAGCAGAAGGCTATGACTATGATCTTCCAACAGGACAAGCTAGTGGAGATCGTCAATAACCCAAGTATGTTAGACGACCTGACTAGGGCGAAACTAGCTACTATAGGTATCGGCCCTGACCAACTTGCTCAGTTCAAGAAGATGTCTCAGCGGTATGGAATTTCTGATGATCGAGGTGTTAAAAGCTTTGATGCACAGAAATGGCAAACCCATAACGAAGTAGAGTATATCGCTTCCCGTCAGGAATACGAGAACGGTAAGAAGATGCTGAAAGATGGAGACATCGAAGATGCAGACTTAGACGAACTGAGAGATGCTATGGAGGCTGAGTACAAATTGTATTCAGAAGGCCGTGAGGCTTATACATCTTTTGTATCGTCAATGAGACAAGCTGCTGACCGAGGAATCATGACGCCTGGAATTGGTGACACACCTCTTCTAATGGATGGCGCTGTGGCTAAGATGCTAATGCAGTTCCAAACCTACGGGTTCGTTATCATGAACAAAATGATAGCCCCTGCGGCGCAGCGTATGCACCACTATAAGGATGCAGATGCAGTTGCTTCTATGGGAATGGCTTTAGCATTAGGAGGTCTGGTAGTTATCACTAAGGATATGATACGTCATGGTGAAATTAAAGACCGCTCTGCTGGTGAGTGGACGCGTGATGTTCTTGATAGGTCAGGCGCTTTAGCTTGGTTATCCCCATACGCCGCTGCTATAGAAAAGTCTACTGGTCTTGGTGCAGGAGGTTCACGCTTCCAAGCTAACAATACTATGGGCCAACTATTCGGGCCTACATTTGGTCTAGGTACTGACGTAGTATCAGGAATAAATGCTCTATCAGATCCCGAAAGGGATGATGGTGCAGAGAAGCTTCGTAGGCTTGCCCCTTATCAGGCTCTCTTCAAGATAGCTGATCTAACCTCAGACGATTAAAACCTTAAAGCCCCTCAATAGAGGGGTTTCTTTTATATTTAAAAGGAGTCCTAATGGCTTACTCTTATGTGGCATATATAGCCTCTGGTGGGCAAACACAATTCACAATACCCTTTCCGTACATTGCTCAAGCACACGTTAAGGTAAAGATTAACAACGTAGCAAACACATCTTTCGTTTGGTTATCTACCACACAAATACAAGTAACAGCATCGACTGCTAATGACCGTGTGTTCATATACCGAGAAACCTCACCTGATCAGCGGTTAGTTGATTTTGTAATACCTGGTCAGCTAACCGAAGAAGATTTGGACACAGCGTTTACGCAAACTCAGTTCCTCTCTCAAGAAGCTTTAGACAATTCCGTTTTAGGTATATTTGAAGATCCAGCAATAGGTACGTTTTCTGCGGTAAATAAGAAAATTTCAAATTTAGCCGACCCAACTGACGCACAAGATGCTGTCACTAAGTCATGGGCAGAAACTGGGCAGACTTCACAGCTTTCCGCAGCAACTGCACAGGCAGTCCTTTCTGCTAGTAAGGCATCAGAATCTACTGTGTCAGCGACTAACTCAGAGACATCTAATACAGCCAGTGGTGTTAGTGCTGCTGCATCGGCTACCAGTGCGGCTGAAAGTGCTGCATCGGCTACAACCGCTACGACACAGGCAGCCTTGGCAACAACTAACGGTGCAGCACAGGTTGCTCTAGCGGCTACCCAAGCTGGACTTGCGACAACTAATGGAGCAGCCCAAGTTACTTTAGCGACTGCCCAAGCTGTTATCGCAACGACACAAGCAGCCGCTGTTGTAGCAGCAGACTCAAACGCAGCAGCGAGTGCTACAGCATCTGCCGCTAGTGCAGCAGCGAGTGCAGCCAGTGCAGCATCTATAACGGGTGCAGAATCAACGGCAACCACTAAAGCATCTGAGTCAGCAGCAAGTGCAACCGCATCTGCCAACTCTGCCGCAGCAGCAGCAGCAAGCTTTGACTCGTTTGACGATAGGTATTTAGGCGCTAAAGCATCTGAAGTATCTGTTAATAATGATGGTGACGCTCTAGTAGCTGGCAAC